ACTTCTTCACCAAAAAATTTAACACGATCAATCATTATTAGATTATCCTAATAAAAACCAATCGTGTCAATGTTCTTATATATCATTCAGTATAGAGTGACCTCTACCACCTAAACATTTCATAACCATTTTCTTATAAGAATATGTGCCATACATCCTATCAAATGTACCAGATGCATCTTCAGCTAATGATCTACACTCTGTTAAATCCCTCTGATAATGATTAGCTTCTTTACTTACTCTAAGATCAGCTACAGGTGTAAATGCACAACCACTAACCAATAAAGATAATAATAATATGTTTCTCATTCTTTCCACTCCCTATGTTTTTTATTTAATCTTTGAGACAACCTATTAGAAAACCCAATGTAATGATTTAGTTCTGGTGAACTTTCTCCATCAACATATAAATCATTAGCTTTATTTGTTAAGTGTTCCAAATAGTTATCTAATGCATCTAGAATGTGTTTCAATTCATATTTAGAAAATGCTATCTTCATTACTTACACTCCCTATGATGGTGATTTGCTAATGCATAAAATGCAAATCGTTTTGTTTTATCATATTCAAGATGTTTAGTAGCATCAACATCCCATCCCCATTCTCCACCCCAACTTGGTGTATACCAAATATTTCCAATTTTTTGATTCTTATAAAAAACTTCCCAATCAGAAACTCCTGACCACTTTGCAAATGCTCTTTCTTTTTCATTATTGTAACCATCTTTTGGTCTTTTTAATTTATAATCTTTAATATTCATTTTATTCTCCCAATAAAAATATGGGGGAAATTAATCCCCCAAAGTAAATTTTAGTATGAGGCTTGGTCATCTAAGTGGTTTAGGACTTGTTCTATTGAACTATTAAATCCGTTTTTAAGAACACAATTACTAATAACAATATCATAGTCATTGCTATCATCTTTAAACTTAAGACCTATTGGATGTGTGTTACCCTTAGCTTGAGCCTCAAGTATCATCTTTCTTATAAGACTTGATACTGCATACTCAATGTCTTGGACTAATTCCTCATAAAGATCAGGAACTATAGTTTCGTTAGTCTTAGGGTCTTGTTTGACTTGGTTAAGCATTTAAACCTCCTATGCTTGATTAGATATAATTATTAATTACCAAATTGGTAATAGCATGTCAACAACAAAAAAGCATTTTATTTATTTTTTTTTAACACACAAAACTTTTGCATCTATTCCCTTATGATCTGGATATAATTTAGTCGCTTCTATCTCAAACCATTCCTCAATCATTCTTCTATCTGCTCTGCAATCTTCTTGTGTCTTAAACTCTATCTTAGGCTCATAAAACCCTTGTATGTGCTTTCCACCCTTGTGAGGTGGTGCATCAACTAATACGATATAAAACCCTAATAACATCTCAAACATAATTACCTCCCTAATTCAAACTTATCGCATAATTCTCTTGTTGTTAACTTCTCCCCATAATATTCAGCATATTGAAATTTCATTGAAGTTGTAAAAGCATTCCTCAACTTATCATAATTAACACCACCCCATTCAGATGGATTACTTTGTGCTTTTCTATAAAGCTGATCTAACCAACTTTGTATCAAATCCTTTTGAGGTTGTGATAGTTCTTTTTCTGCCCTTACAGACGTGCTTTTATCTTTTTGGTCTGATTGTACCTTAACAAATGTTTTCGGCTTTCTCTTAGCTTCTTTTCTAAACCAATTCATATAAAATGCATTTGGGTTTGCATACTTAGCTTTATTTCCATTTTGCTCATTCCATAACCTAATATCTTCAATAATATCATCTGCATCTAATCCTAAATCTGTTGCATATTTTTTTATGTCATCTGTTACTTCAAAATCTATTAATAAAACTTCTTTAGATTTTTTCTTCTTATTATTATTATAATGGTTATTATTAATGGTTCGTACGACACCATCTGTCGTAACCAAACCTGATTTTGTCGTAACCATTTTTTGGATGTGACAATCTGACACGTCAAGGTTGTCGTAACCATTTAGTCCCGGAAAGTCATATAATGATGATTTATTGGGTCTAAATTTCTTTTTTATAAGACCTAATTCGATTAGCATTTCAATCTTTCTCTGCACAGTTCTAATAGAACATTCTGCACGTTCAGCTAATAATTCTTGTGATGGAAAACTATATTGTGTCGCATCATTAAAATGATTAGCTAAATTTATAAATATTAACTTAGCAGTTGGATCACCAACCTTTATATCCAGAGCATAATTTAATGCTTTAATACTCATTTATTTATTCCTTAATCTGTGCATTCACCATCATCTGCTTGACAAAAATAACCTTGTTGGTCAAAAACCCAATCTTGCTGATTGCTTACATATTTAAACATTTTTGTTAAATTTCTATCTCTATTAAATTGTTTTTTTGTATCTTGCTCCATTTGCATCCACCATTTAGTTTTGTGTGGATATTCTTTCATCATCATAGCTAATTGCGATTCTGATTTTAAAAAACAAAGATCACAATTTCCCATCATAGTTTTACCATTAACAACAGGTAAATTTAATTTGAAAGATTGTTTACTCCAAAAAATATCAATATCAAATAAAGTTTCATTAGACAAAACTATTGGATAATAAGGAATATATCCTTGATCTGATTTATCTTTAACTCTTTTCTTTTCATCTGCCCTTATTCCTAAACAATTATTCCAATTCTTCCATCCTAATTGTTTTAAATATTTACTAGCAGTTTGTATCTTTAAAATACCTGTGCAATATCTTTGTAATGCATTAGGTAATCTTTTATATTTTTTTATAATTTTTTCAAAAGGCTCACCATTTCTACTTGCAGAATTATGACTCACTTCTTTAAATGTATTTTTATCAACAATTAAATCATATTCTAACCAAATTACATTAACATTCCATCTCTGTGAACATTCTTGAACAAAGTCTAATGTTTGTTCCATTTCCTTACCAGTATTAGTAAATATAACTTTTACTCTATCAGAAAATCCATTATTAGCTTCAAGCATTTTATAAAGCATATATGCACTTGTGCGACCACCACTAAAACTTATTTGCACATTCCCAGATGGTAAAGTGTAACTCATTTATTTTCCCCTAATAATTGGACTTGTTCCTATCAATTTAAATTTACTTATTGGATAATGTGCGACCACTCCAAAATCTAACACATCTTTTCTATCAGTTCTGCCACCTAGCTGAACATCAAAGTCTGAATTAAAATCAATATATCCCATAACATCTGACCAACATACTAACAATAATGTCTTGACACTTGTAAGGGCAGATAAATTTCTTGCAGCTTGAACTTTATCTAAATTAACAAACATAGTCTGATATTTATTCATATTAAAAACACGACACTTAACTTCAACAAAAACAACTATTCTTTTTTTCTTATAACAAGCAAAGTCAATCTTTTGTGTAAATGGTAGCTTCTGTTTTTCTAACTTATGCATCCCACAAAACTCATCAATGACTGCATTTTCTCTGATTAAATCAGATTTACTTTCATATATTGGTCTAGCCATTAGGATTTTTCCTATTCTTCAATAAGTCACAAAAATCATCAAAATCTAAAACAACCATAGGCTTTTTACGATCAGCACATATAACTAATGCTTCACCCTCTTTAGCTAACCAATCATATAAAGTTTTAAATCCATCACCTCTTTTCTTTAATTCAAATGTCATACTCTCACCATTTGGCAAATCAGCTATTACATCACCTTTTAACCAACTTGCTCCAGACAGAGGTACACGCCTTGCCGGGATATCGTGAAATTCAAATTTATTTACAATCTCACGTTCAAATCTTGCACCTTTATCTCTTTGCATTTTACCCATTAACCCAATCCCTCAATCCAACATCTGATTTACTAATTTCTTCAATCTTAATAATCATATTAACAGATGGTGTCCTTTGACCATTAATCCATCTGTTAACTGTTACATTGCTGACACATAAAGCATCAGCAAATTGTTTTTGTGAGATATGGTTCTCTGATAACCATTCTTTAAGTTTCATTAAATTATGCTCCTATAAATTGTGTGTCTTTATGCTCTAATAATTTATGACACTTTCTAACCAATCTTTTAATATTAGGATCAGTTTCATCAAAATTTTTAGTCATAGCGATTATTGTGCATAATTCACGATCATTAAACATTAATTCAGCTAATGATTTATAATCATCACATACATTTTGAAAATATATATTATTCATTCTTTTCTCCTATTGATGGAACTGAATTAAAATATTTATAACCCTCTGCTGAATATTCAACACTTTCTAATTTTAGAATATGAAAATCATCAGAAATTAAATTACAAACCTTTTTTATGTCATCAGATTCAATAATATATTCTTCAAAAAATCCTGATGCATTATATCCCTTAACTTGAAACCTATATAATAATTTTGCCATTGTTTTCTCCTATCCAAAAACTACTAATAAAAATATTGCAAATCCAAACATAACAAATAGAAATGCTAACTCTAAAATATAAACACCAAAGTTTTTTAAAAATTTAATCATTAGTTTGCTCCCTCAAATTGATCATAGTAATTATCAACCCACTCAATCATTTCTCCACGAGTTGGTCTTGGCTTTTGACATGATTGAATAAATTTGCCGTCTAAACTCATAACAATCCAATCAATTAATTTTTCTTTTATTTTTTTGTTTTGTACAGATACTTCAAATATCTCTTGAATATAGAAATCTCTAT